TTCATCATACCCATCCGTGTACGAAACCTCGCCATCCCAGTTACGGCAGGTGACCGTCTCTTCACCGGAGTCGCCGCACAGAACAGCAGAGTACACTTCCGTGCCGTCGAGTGTGATGGAAAACGTGCAGGTGTAAGAATCCCAGCCAGCAACAAACACAATGCCGCCCGCTGATCCCACCCACTCAGTGCCGGTGTCAACTGCCGTGCCGTAGTCAATGGACTCACCGTCCGCTTCCCACTCCAGACAGATATCACACGGGCCAATCCTGCAGCAACCGCAACCGGGCTTTAGCGATTCAGAACATTGAGCAACAGGCACGTTGTCCTGCTGGTACTTCCGCGTGCCCAGGCCGAGGACAGTGTGCGGGTTCATGATGCCCACTTAGCACCCCCCGTCCCACTCAACCATCACTAAGTCCCATCGACCAGTGCAGTTCGGGTAGTCGTACCAGTAAGTCGCCATCGCTTTCATGCCGACCAATTCACCCTGGTACTCTTCCTCCAACGACGCAAGGATCTCGTAATAGTCCTGAATGACGTATTCGTCATCGTCGTTGATTCCCGGTGGCTCACCGCATCCAGTGAAGCGGGCAATCGATGCGGGCGTGGTCGTTACGGTGCCTGCGGCACAGTCTTCTTCTGTGATCACGAACCCCATCTGGGGCGTGGAACTGCCGCCACCCTTTTTGTGCCAACGACCAGTTCGCCCGACGTTTGTTCTGGCGCGACTCAGCCCCTCGCGGATACCTCGCTTTATCTGCTCGTTGAACCCTTCGGATAATGATCTATCAGCCATTAAGTGATCCCAGGCAACGAAGTCAAATCGGATTCCAGGTAGATCTGATAGTTGCCGTACACCGCTGTAGAAGCGGTTGGGCTCTCTAGCACATTGCCCGTTCCATCCAGCAACACTGGTGCAGTTGGCTCGTCTCCGTTCTCGTCTGTGATTTGTACAGGCACTCTGCTGCCGTAATCAATTTCACGAAAGCCAGCATCGAGTGGCTCCAGCCGCCACCCACTTTCATGAATGTGAATTTCAAACGAAATTTCATAAAAATCAATACTGCCTCGCCTTTGCCGTTCACCGATTACTAACCGCGACATCCGAGCAAGCCCTGCAGCTATTGTTAGTCCACCGATGGTGATCTGCCCCGAGTTGACGTTGTTCTGTTTTGACAGCACCCACGACGGAACAGACTGGACATTCTTCCGAATCTTCGCAATGAAGTGGACGTTATCTCGGGTCGGTACAGGATCAATGAAGTAATCACCAGCACTGTTTAGTATTCCATTGCCATCAATGTCCTGGAAAATTGCTTCCTGGTAAATCTCCGACTGCCACGATACAAGCACTTCATCGTCTTCAGGATCCTCTGCTAATTCCCGTTCGGTTGTCCATGTGGCCGTTGCTGTCCACCATTTCCAGCCTGCAACACAGTTGATGTCCAACGACACGCAATACGCCTGGGCATCTTCTGCATGAACCTCGCCGATGGACGGCAAGTTAGCATCGTTGCCCACATCTGACGCGGTATCGGACGTGGAATCAGACTCAAGCTTGTACGTGATCGAGTACGTGCGGATCCCTTTATTGTTTGTCGCACTGCGGCTCTCCGCATCGATCCCTTTATAGGTGACTGTCATTAAATCGGACCTTGCGGATGAAGTTCAGCGTATCGTTCTTCACGCTTCAGTTGGTCACCGAAGTACTTCAGCATCTTGGTCTGACGTTTTAGTTCCAACAGTTCAAGAGTCTTCTCGCGACCACCCATCGCTTTAATTACGGCGCTGATCGCCTGTGACGAGCCACGCTGCATCACGCCGAGTTTCTGTTTGTCCCGGTCGACCTTCTTTGTTGACTTCTTGCCTCGTTCAGCAAACTGTTCAGCGAACGCTGGCCCGAGTCCCGGTCCTTCTTCTTCGGGCGTGAAGTCCCGGAAACGAGCCAAAGCATCATCGATATCCTTGTCCATACCGTTGACGATCTGGCCTGCAGTTGTCTCCATGCCTTTGGTTAACTGGTCCTCCAGTGCCGTTGTGGCTCGCGGCGCGAGGTCAGGAAGTGCCGATGGACCGTACTTCTCGTTCATTTCCTTGAAGCCACGGTCAAGACTGGTGAACATCGGATTCCATCCAGACTGCCCCCACGTCTTGATGTAATTCCTGACTTCAACGAGAAACAGGCCGATGTTTTCCAGTGCGTTTACAAGAAACAGGACGACATACGTTCCGGCCATGAAGAAGATCTGCTTCCAGTTGTCGAGGAACCAGTTGAGGTACGCCGGCACCTTCACGGTGAAAGCATGCTCGATATCTGCCACCATTTTCTCGACCTGCAGCAGTACCGCAAACACTGCGAGCTCGCCCCACAGTCTCCAGTTCTTGAAGACGTGACTAGCAACTGCCATGATCGTGACGAGCCCCTCCAGGATCTGTGTCGTGCTGAGTTCAGAGGCACCCGTCAGGATCCCGACAGCCGCAGCGGCATCACTGAAGACCTGGATCCACATTGTGCCGAAAGCTTTACCTGTCTCGATCAGCATTTCGATAATAGGCAGGTTCGATTTAATCGACTCTCGCATCCCTATCGCGCCATCCTTCAAAGACTTCATGAAGTCCGTCAGGCCGAGCGTCTTTGCCAGCACTTCACCGAAGTCTCGCGTCATGAGTCCTATGGCGTCTCTGGCTTGATTGAATGATCCGGTCAGAGTGTTTGCCTGACGCTCCAGCATGTTGTTGCTGCCGAGCGTCTGCAACGCCTCCATGACGTGCTGAATGCCGACTTCACCGGCAGATACCATCTCAGTCAGCTTTTCACCAGCGTCCAGACCTTCCAGTCCGAACACCTTCTGCAGTTCGCCACTCAGGTCGATACCTCGAGTTGTAAACTGCCGGAGGTCACGCGCGAGAAGCTTGCCTTCAGTTCGTGATGTCTGAAGCAGGAATGCCATGTCCTGCAGGGACACGTTGCTCATTCCTTCGGAGATGTTACCGAGTGTTCTGACAAGGCCGGGAATATTGGCCGCGTCAAAACTGATCAGCAACTGCTTCGCTGCCTGAGTCGTATCGGCAATCGTCAGTGAAGTGTTCTGTGCCAACTGCTCCATCTCACTGAACAGAGCGTTGCCGATATCCTTGTCCTTGGCAAGTACCTCGAACGAGATCCGCATCTGTTCCGTTGAAGCGGCCATGGTGATCGCTTTACCTGCCATGGCAGCAAGCCCCAGTCCGATTCCGCCAACCAGTCCCTTGGTCACGCTGAGTGTGCGGTTGAGGTTCATGAAGCCTGCGTTCATAACGCCGGATCCACGCCGCAGGCTGGTCTTCCCGACGCCTGCTCCGAGGGTGCCAAGCTTCGCAGACGCAGACGTGAGCCCACGGGTAAACGCGGTCGCATTCAGTCCAAGATTGACAACTAAGTCACTACCGGCCATTAGTCGTCCTCCCTGCCCTGATAATTTGCCTTGAAGTCATCCTGCTGCAGATCTTCATCAACCTTCACCCACGGCATGAAGTCATCTTCCGTGAGATTCGCCCCGGCAAACTTCGCCAGGATCATCCCGATCATCCCCAGAATGACGCGGGTCTTTTCTTCTCCGATTGGCTCAACCGCATCTTTCGCGCACCACTCATTGAACTGAGTGGTACTCATGTGATCGAGCATGCTGTCAACGTCAGTGGTATGCTCGACGTATTCAGCAAGCCGCAATGCGACTAATCGTCTGGGGTTTCCTCGGAGTTTTTTACCGCGTCCTCGAGCTCATCCTTTGTCATTCCTGACAACCTCTGAGCCACAGTGACAATTCGTTCGATGATCAAACTGGACTGCTTGCCGAGTTGAGCCACGTCATCTGTCGTGAATAGCCTTTTGCCTTCCTCGTCGCGGCAGCATGCCACGATGATTCGTTCACGTCCCTCGGCGATTCGTTTCTTCATTGGTTCACCTTTGCGGGATACGAACTGCTGATCGAACTCTGATCGTTCTTTCGCAGTCATCCCGGTGACAATGACAGAAATTCCATCACCAAGTTCAGGCAGGTCCACAGTCTCGCTGGGCCGCTCTACTGGCTTCAGCAACATGTCTCGGGTGGCATGAGTCACTCATCATCTCCTTCGTCGTCCTCGTCGTCCTCCAGTGACTGACCATCAGCCACTTTTTCGTAAAGTTCATCTGATGCCTGGCGAGCTTCTTCAAGTTGAGGCTTCGAGGCTCTCCTGTCGACTTCGACCTTACACTCGTCGTCGACTGGAGTGGCGTTGCCAAACAACACCTGCCAGAACGCTTCCGGGTGCTCGAACTCCGTACCGGCAGGAATGAAACGCTTGCCTTCACTGTTGGTTGATACCCACTCTTCGGGCGTGACGCCTTCAGCCACTTCCATGTCGCGTATGAATTTCGCCTTCATCATGATGCCTTATGCAAAGGATGGAATGCCTGTGATCTCGAATGACAGCGAACTCTTCAGTCCGTCGTCCATCGCGACCGTTACACCCATGTCGATACCACTTGACGTGAACGTCGTGACGCTCGCATCGGTGTACGTGATCGTGTGAACAATCTCCACAGGCGTGGTGATCGAGTCCTGATAGAACTGATGTCCTGCCAGTCCCGGATCGTAAAATATTTCCACGTCGCAGGTGCCGCCTTCGGCGTAACCTGTCAGTCCTTTTGTTTTTCCGACACCAGTGTCCAGACATGTGGACTCGTAGGTTTCACTCTTGAAACCTGACGTGCTGATACTGGTGATCTGAGCCACGGCAGTCAGTGTTGCCGAGATCGTGCTCTTGAGAATTGTTCCCTTACCTGCAATCTTACTCATGCCAGTTTCTCCTTTTCAGTAGTGGCAGTTGTCGTTCAAGTGTCCTGATAGAAAATATCCACAAGTAACGTGACCGTATGCGTTCCTTTTTCTGAGCCGTCTTTCGGAGGATCGTAGTCCGATATCTCCTGACTCAGATTGACCGCGTCAATTGTGAATGAACCAGCTGCACCTGTGTAATCGCCGATGAAGTCTCGGATCGCTTTCCCGAGCGTCTCTGCCTCTGTTGATATGTCTGACTGGCAATCAATCGCGAATGAAACTTTTCGTAGGTCACCCGTTCCATCGAGCGATTCAAACTCATCTGTATCCTGCAGTTCAAGCACCACGTATGGCATCGTCGCCGTCTGTGGCGCTTTCGTCACATACACCCGTGACGTGATTGACGAGATCGTGGATTCACCTTTGAGAAGTGATGTGAGTCCCGACTTCATCTTGTTCTCCGATACAACCGCTTCATGCCGACCTTGATCCTTTTCCTGACTGCCGCTTCCGACTGTGACTGAACCATTGAGGTTGCCCTCTGAACGACTTTCGGTCGCCTCATACGGCCTGTGTAAATCCCTGTTGAAGTGTGCCTCGGTTTCGTTCCGATCAGATACCAGTGCAGGTTACCTAAACCTATGCCCCGGCCCTTTCTGCCAGGTCGTGGGTATGGTCGTGACCCTGAGTTCCTTTTTGGCTTCCCGACACCTGATCCTGCTTTCCCGTGAACACCACCCTTGTTCATTCCGTTGCGAACAAGCCTCGATGAGGCACCAACTGCTTTCTTCGCTTCCCAAAGTCGTGATCGTCGCCGGCCTGATGCCGTTGTCTCAGTTTGAGCTCTGGGTCGACGCCGTGGCATATAGGCAGGCATGTCCTTCCTGATCTGCCTGGCGTAAACCGTCACTCCTGCTTTAACTGCCGGGATGAGCACCCTGTTCCTGCTCTTCTCGAACTTCTCCAGTTTCTTCATCAGCCTTTTGAGCTTGTACTTGTCCCAGTTGTATTGGATCACTCCACGTTGCGGCATCAGACTGCCCTTTTCGTTTGGATCTCCACTTCACTGTGAGCGAGGTCGATGTCGATCACGCTCATGATCTCGTACACGACAGAGTCGTAAACCAATCGCATGTCTGGAGTCGCTGCCGCCAGTGCCTTTGAGTACGGGCAGGTCCAGACGTGTGATACCGTCGCGTCAACTTTGTCCACCTTCCAAAATTCCTGGCCAGCCTTCGATATTACGGATGCGTAACTGGCAACGTACTGCGACCAGTTATCGTCATCCGTGTTATCGATGTGACCGTGACCGTCTTCAGATCCCGAAAGACTTTGGATCACCACCTTCCTGTCGTACTTGAAGACGCATGCCATCAAAGTGCTTTCCAGTAACCTGACCACGCTAACGAGTTAATCAGGTTGTCGTACTTCTTCTCATCGCAGTCACTGCCAACGCAGTCACCCCAGTTGAGGCGGCACCATTCGATAATCGCGAGTCTCGCGGCCTTCGGAACGGAACCAACGGCAGTACCACAGACGACAGTGATCGTGACAGCGTTCGGGATCTCATCGACAGCAGGCCAGTTTGCCCCACTCACCAACATGATCCTCGGAGGCTTGCTGACAAGGTCTGTCGAGTAATTTGAGCTCGCGAACGTCTGAGCATCACCTGCCCCGTCCGTGTAGGCAATTGAAGTCACTGAAGCGACTGGCAGTTGCCTGATCTCAAACGTGTCACCGGACGGAAAGTCATCGAGCAGGATCTCAACGGTCTGGGTGACCAGTTTCCGATGCGTGTCATGCTCGACCTGTTGCCGACCAGCGACAATGAGATCATTGATCTCGTTATCGAAGTCACAGGTTGTCACTCGCAGTCGATCCTTCATCTCATTGAGCGTGATTGGCTCAGATGACGGCTCTACCGTGACGTTGTAGGTGATGTGCTTCGTGACCATCACTTAGCCTTCTTGCGACCGATTGGCCGCTTCACTGGCTTCTTTTCTGGTGCCGATTCAGAGACGACAGCAAGGAGCTCAGCGCCCTTGCCTTCGATGAACCGATTCGCAATTGACTCTTCACAAACGATGATGTCGCCAGGCTTACCGACAGCCCCAGGCTGACCACTGTCGTGCAGCAGTCTGATTTTCACTTCCGTCATGGTGTCCTCCA